ATGTCGCTGATCTCGGAGGCGCTCACGCGCTGGCTGCCGATGCAAAGACGCGCGCGCGGTCTGCGGAGCACGCCTCGCGTTCCCTCAAGCCTACCGAGCGGCTATCTCCGCGCAGCGGAGTCGGAGACGCCAAACGTGAAGGGCACCGCCACCGGTCCGCTCATCGCCTATCAGAACCTCGGCGAGCCCGTGTGGGCGCCGCGCGACTATTCCGCCTTCGCCCGCGAAGGCTTCATGCAGAACGCCATCGTCTATCGCTCCGTGCGCATGATCGCGGAGGCCGCCGCCACGATCCCGCTGCTCCTCTACGAGGGCGCGAACGAGATCGAGGATCATCCGCTGATCGGGCTGCTCCGGCGGCCGAGCCTCGATCACACCGGCACGGATTTTCTCGAAGCCTGGTACGGCTTCCTACTGGTTGCCGGCAACGCCTACGTCGAAGCCGTCGCGCTCGATGGCGAAATCCGCGAGCTGCACATTCTGCGCCCCGACCGCATGAAGGTCATCCCCGGTCTCGACGGCTGGCCGGAAGGCTACGAGTACACCGTGGCGGGACGCTCCGTGCGCTTCATCGACGAAGTGGCAGCGAATGTCCGCGCGATCCTGCACGTGCGCCTCTTCCATCCGGCGAACGATCACTACGGCATGAGCCCGATCGAAGCGGCGGCAACCGCGATCGACATTCACAACACCGCGTCGGGCTGGAACAAGGCGCTGCTCGATAATTCCGCGCGGCCGTCGGGCGCGCTCGTCTACGCCGCGTCGAACGGCCAGATGACCGACGAGCAGTTCACGCGTCTGAAAAGCGAGCTTGAGACGAACTTCCAGGGCGCACGCGCCGCCGGACGTCCGCTGCTTCTCGAAGGCGGCCTCGACTGGAAGCCGCTGTCGCTGACGCCGAAGGACATGGACTTCATCGAGGCGAAGAACGCCGCCGCCCGCGAGATTGCGCTCGCGATCGGCGTGCCGCCGATGCTGCTCGGCATTCCGGGTGACAATACGTACTCAAACTATCAGGAAGCGCAGCGCGCCTTCTGGCGACAAACCGTGCTGCCACTAGTGAATAGAACGGCGCGAGCGCTTGCAAGCTGGTTAGCACCGGCGTTCAACACAGGGCCCGTGCCCCGCGGCCGGCTCGACTCTTCCTTTGCGCTTGGCGACTCCGCTCCGCGGAGCCGGCCGCCAAGCGCGTTGGAGTTGCGTCCCGACCTCGACCAGATCGAAGCCCTCGCCCCCGAACGCGACGCGCTCTGGAAACGCCTCGAAGCCGCGAGCTTCCTCACCAACGACGAAAAACGCGCCGCTGCGGGATATGCAGCGAAGCCCGACAGTTCTCCCTCTCTCAAATATCGCGAAGACCAACCGCGCGTGCCTGCAGGCTAAACCGGCGGCGGACAGTGGACGGACGGCGATCGCGTCGCGATGGGCAAGATCATCCAGGGTGCCGCACGCTACCTGATGCGCAACCCAAAGGTTCTGAAGCCCGCGGAAAAGACGCTAGAAGAACTGTTGAAGCCCGGCGGCAAAGAGGTCGGAATAATTAAGGGGGGTGCCGACGAAGGCATTCGCACGGTGCAGCGAGCAGAATTCGCCAAACTTAAGACAGACCTCCTGGATGGCGCAGTAGAGGTACCAGCGCCCGCGAAATACGATGGGAAATGGTACCAACGCTCGGACGGTTCGGTTATTGGGGTTCGCACGAGCGAACAACATGGTGAAACGCTAGAAGTAGTAAAATCGCTCAACGAATCGGTATTGCAAAACGGATATAAGGTTCACTTCCATGATTGAGGAGCCTCGACATCGAAAAACAGGCGAGACGCTAAGTGACGCCATCGCGAGACACAAGAACGAGCTTCCATATGATGCAATGGCTCTTATGCATATCGTTCCTAAAGGTCGGGCCGGCTTCGGGCTGACAGGCGACGCACTTGCCGACTACGTGCGCCGTTCTGTTCGCGCTCTGCTCGAAGCAGGAGCGGTGCCGGTGACCCACATTCCCGGCAACGGATATGAGTTCACCTACGAACCGAAATACGGATCGACCATCGACGAGATCACCGAGGGAGTCGTTCAGGAGTGGCTTGCGCTTCCCGACGATCCTCTCGTGCTCGCCGGTGAAGGTGCATGGTTCGCACGGCCTGATCCTAAGTTTCCAAAATACGTGAAGATGGACTGACCTTCGGAGATTGCCCCCGAACGCGACGCACCCTGGAAACGGAGGATTTCGTGTACAGTCTGCATATCCCGTAAAATGAGGAGAATTCGTCGTGGTCGATATTCCCGAGCTGATTATGAATATTTATTGCAAAGGTCTGGCCGGAGGTTTTCCGTGCCGCGGGGAGGAAGAATATCTCGAAGACCGCGACTTTCTCGATAAATTGACGGGCCGGGAATACCATAACTATGAGAGACCCGTGCCTGATCCTACCCAGGATACGTATGTATTGGACGAACAGCAATTTGATGCATACTTGGATTTTCGAAAGAGCCGCAGGGAGCGAGATCAGACAAAACTCTGATCCGCTCAGCCGCCATATCAAGAAGGCTGATCCGAACGCGACGCACTCTGGAAACGCCTCGAAGCCGCGAGCTTCCTCGCCGACGACGAGAAACGCGCCGCAGCACATAGGCCACCAGGGCTGATCTATCAAATTTCGAATACCGCTAGGCTCAATTGACAACGGAGCGCACATGCACGCGACCGAACACTTCCTGCTGCCCGCTGCAATGGCAAAGCGGAGCCGTGCGCTTCCGCTCGAGGCGAAGTCGCTCGACGATGGCGTGTTCGAAGGCTACGCGAGCCTCTTCAATCGCGAGGACCTGGGCCACGACGTCATCGCGCCGGGCGCCTTCCGCGAGAGTTTGCTCAATCGCGGTGCCCAACGCATCAAGATGCTGTTTCAGCACGATCCGGCCGAGCCGATCGGCGTATGGGACGAGATCCGCGAGGACGCACGCGGACTCTACGTACGCGGACGATTGATGACGGCTGTCGCGAAAGCGCGAGAAGTACTGGCGCTGATGCGCGCCGGCGCGCTCGACGGGCTTTCGATCGGCTTCAAGACGGTGAAGGCCAGGCGCGATGCGGCGTCCGGGGTGCGCCGTCTCGAAAAAGTCGATCTCTGGGAAATTTCGGTCGTCACCTTTCCGATGCTGCCCGGTGCGCGCGTCGAAAGCGTGAAGACGAGGCCGTTCGTCAAGACCGCGCCGACCGAACGTGAATTCGAGCGTTGGCTCACGCGGGATGCTGGGCTGACGCGGATGGAGGCGAGGGCGGTGCTCCGCTCGGGCTTCCACGGTCTCAAGGCTCTGCGGGAAGCGAGCCGGACCTTCGCCGGTGATGCCGCACTTGCCTCTCGCTTTCGCGAGGCGGCGCGGCTGATGCAGGCAACTTAATTCGTCATCCTCGAACGGACGAGCATCGCGAGGCCGTTCGGGGATCCAGCGTGAGAAGTGCCGAAGGCTCGCTATTGCGTCTTCGACGAGTCTGACGCTGGATCCCCGGACTTCGACGCGGCTTCGCCGCGCTCGTCCGAGGATGACGTTAAGAATTCATCCAACTCCAACAGGACCCACACATGACAGACACCACCACCCTCGAAACGAAGGGGGCGGGCGGAGAAACCGCGCGCGCCTTCGAAGAATTCCTCGAAGCCTTCGAAGCCTTCAAGGAAACGAACGATCAGCGCCTTGCCGAGATCGAGCAACGCGGCGCGACGGATACGCTCGTCGCCGAGAAGCTGGCGCGCATCGAGGAAACCCTCGATTCCACAAAGCGCGTGGCGGATAACCTCGCGCTGAAGTCGGCGCGTCCGCACCTCGCAGGTGGCGCGGCGGTAACATCCAATCTCGCGCACAAATCCGCATTCGACGGCTACGTGCGTCGCGGCGACACGCAGCGTCTCGCGCGTATCGAGGAGAAAGCATTGTCCGCAGGCTCCGGTGCCGACGGCGGTTATCTCGTCCCGGCTGAAACGGAGGCGGCGGTCAATCGCGCACTCAAAGCCATCTCGCCGATGCGTGCGATCTCCGGCCTGCGCCAGGTCTCGGGCTCCGTCTATAAGCGGCCGTTCGCGACGGGCGGCGCCGACACCGGCTGGGTTGCCGAAACGGCCACGCGTTCGCAGACCACCGCGCCGACTCTTGCCGAACTGCAGTTCCCGACGATGGAGCTCTACGCGATGCCGGCAGCATCGCAGACGCTGCTCGACGACACCATCGTCAACATTGACGAGTGGCTGGCCGAAGAAGTCCGCCTCGCTTTCGCCGAACAGGAAGGCACCGCCTTTGTCACCGGCGACGGTACCAACAAGCCGAAGGGCCTCTTGAGCTACGACACCGTCGCCAACGGCTCGTGGGTCTGGGGCAAGCTCGGTTTCGTCGCAAGCGGTGCCGCAGGTGCGTTTCCCGCGAGCAATCCCGGCGACAAGCTGCTCGATCTCGTCTACGCGACGAAGGCGCCATACCGCGCCAACGGCACGTTCCTGATGAGCCGCGCGACGGTCTCGGCCGTGCGCAAGCTGAAGGACGGGCAAGGCAACTATCTCTGGCAGCCCGCAAATGGACCGGGCGAATGGCCGTCGCTTCTCGGCTACCCGGTCGCGGAAAGCGAGGACATGCCGGCGATTGGGGCCGATGCGCTCGGCATTGCATTCGGCGATTTCTCGCGCGGCTATCTGATCGTCGACCGCGCGGGCATCCGCGTGCTGCGCGATCCCTACACCGCCAAACCCTATGTGCTCTTCTACACGACGAAGCGCGTCGGCGGCGGCGTCCAGGACTTCGACGCGATCAAGCTTCTGAAGTTTTCTGCGTAACACTTCGTCATCCTCGGTCGAGCGTAAGCGAAGACCGGGGATCCAGCGCAAGACTCGTCGAAGACGCAATATTGAGCCTTCGGCACTTCTTACTCTGGATCCCCGAACGGCATCGCCGAGGCTCAGCCGTTCGAGGATGACGAGACCGATGCCCGCGCGGGTTCCCCTCCCGCCTGCGCGGAAACATGCGGGGTCGCCGTCAACGCGGTGGCCCCGCATTTTTTCGTCCAGGACTGCGCTGAGCCGGACGCAATCGAAAACCTGATGCACACAAGGAATGCCCATGTCGCTCGTGATGACGATACCGCCGGCGGTCGAGCCGGTGTCGGTTGCCGATGCGAAAGCACACATGCGCGTCGACGGCGATGGCGAGGACGTTCTGATCGCGAGCCTGCTGCTGACGTCGAGACTTCACATCGAGGTGGCGCTGTCGCTCGCACTTATCACACAGTCATGGACGATGACGCTCGACCGCTGGCCCGCCGGCCGCGACGTCGAGCTGCCGTTGACGCCGCTCAGATCGGTCGATGAAGTCCGCGTGAAAAACGCCGCGGGCGTTGCGAATGCTGTTCCTGCAGAAGGCTATCTCGTCGATCTTGCCTCGCGGCCCGCGCGGCTTGTCTGGAACAACACCGCGCCGCCCGTGCCGCGCGTCCGCACGAACGGCATCGAGATCGATATGACGGCGGGATTCGGCAGCACGGGCGACAGCGTGCCGGCGCCGCTGAAGCACGCGATCCTGATGCTGACCGCGCATTGGTACGAGCATCGCGATCCGGGCGAAATCGGCTCGGACGCCGCGCGCATTCCCGATGCGGTTTCCGCGCTGATCAATCCATTTAGGACGATCAGGCTATGAGAGCACCGGTCAACGCCGGTGATCTCCGGCATCGCGTGACGATCGAAAGCCCGGCGCGCACGAGCGACGAAGCAGGCGGCGCGACGATAGAATGGCAGAGCGTCGGTGACGTCTGGGCCGCGATCTGGCCACGGGCAGCTTACGAAAATTTGAGAAACGATCGCATCGCCGGAACGGCGACGCACGACATCTGGATTCGCTACCGCAAAGACGTGACCCCGGAGATGCGCATTCGCTGCGGCAATCGCGTCTTCGCCATTCTCGGCGCAATCGACATCGAAGATCGAAGCCGCTGGCTCAAATGTCCATCGGAGGAGCGCGACCTATGAACGTGCACTTTACCATGAGCGGCGCCGGATCGGCTGCGCGTCAACGGGCGCTGATGCTCGTCCGCGATGCAATCGCGAAACGCGAGGCGAGCCTCGCTTCGGCCGAGGCGCAGAAACTTTCGATCAACGATGCTGGCAGTATAAGTCGCCCCTCTTCGCAAGGAGGCAAATAATGTCGAGCGCAGCTTTCGCTCTTCAGCAGGCGATCTTCTCGAAGTTGGCGAGCGATGCCGCCACAACGACGGCGCTCGGCGGCCCGCGCATTTATGACGACGTTCCGGCGCGCGCCGAATTTCCGTTCATGACGTTCGGCCAATCGACAGAACGCGATTGGTCGACCGGCACGGAAGAAGGTTGCGAACACGTCATCACACTGCACGTCTGGTCGCGCGCGCGTGGCCGCAAAGAGACGCAGGCCGTGATCGCAGCCGCGCGTGATGCGCTGCACGACCAGGATCTGCCTCTCGAAGGCCATCGCCTGGTCAACCTGCGTCACGAATTTTCCGAAGCGCGCCGCGACACCGACGGCGAGACATTTCACGGCATCTCCCGCTTCCGCGCGGTGACCGAGCGGAACTGACGTCCCGCTTTTTCACTCCATCGAATCACGAATGCCTGGGTCACGCCTGGGTATGACGGCGCGCGCATCCCAAGACCCAAGCTTTTTCACGCTCAACAAAGAGACCTCCACACATGACAGCACAGAAAGGCAAGGACCTTCTCCTGAAGGTCGATACGACAGGGGCGGGCGTCTTCGTGACGGTCGCAGGCCTTCGCGCGCGCGGATTGTCGATCAGCGCGGAGACGGTCGAGATCACCAACACCGAGAGCGCGGGCCAGTGGCGCGAGCTGCTGACCGGCGCAGGCATCAAGTCGGCGCGCATCACAGGCTCCGGAGTCTTCAAGGACGGGCCGTCCGATACGACGATCCGCGATTATGCGTTCAACGGAACAATTCGGGACTGGCAGGTGATCGTTCCGGACTTTGGAACAATCGCCGGCGCGTTCCAGATCACGTCGCTGGATTTCAGCGGCCGCCACGATGCGGAATTGACGTTCGACGTAACGCTCGAAAGCGCGGGTGCGTTGACGTTTGCTGCAGTTTAATTGTCTGAGATTTCCCTCTCTCAGTTCTTATGGGAGAAGGGTGGGGTGAGGGGCGCACAGTTCCTGGACAAGCGACCACCCTCAAGTGCAGAGGGATCGAGCGGGGGAGTAGTGCCGCTACGAAAACCGCTCCCACGCGGATTGACGCGACACGCCGAGTGCACGCCCGATCGCTTCCCAACTGACGTCGCGCTTGCGTAGCTCTTCGACCTGCGCCTGAAGAACAGCGCGCGTTCCGTCTGCGGCGTCTGCTGTCGGCTTCAACGCATCGAGCAATTGCTCCTCGCTCATCTGATCCCAGCCACGAGCGAAAGTCGCTGGCACAGCATCGAGGATCTTGACGCAAACACCGACGCAGGCGTCGCAGATATGACCTTTCGATCCGGCAAGCAGCCGGCCGACCTGATCGGCGGACTTGCCGCAGAACGAACATTTGAGACTGCGGGCCATGACGGTCCTCCACGCTTGAGTGTCAGGGTTATCCTGACGCCGTAAGAATGTCAAGGCAATCCTGACAACAATCGCGGATAGGAAATGACATGATCAATAAGCACCGCGGGGAAATCGAGGCTATGCTCGACGGCCGCGCGTATCGGCTCGTGTTGACGCTCGGCGCGCTCGCCGAACTCGAAAGCGCCTTCGGCGACGACGACATGCTGGCGCTCGCGGCCCGCTTCGAGAAAGGGCGGCTCTCTGCACGCGACTGCGTGAAAGTCATCGCCGCCGGCTTGCGTGGCGCGGGATGCGCCGTAACCGACGATGAGGTTGCGCTGATGCGCGCGTCAGGCGGGGCGGCCGAATACGTCGGCATCGTCGCCAGCCTTCTCAACGCGACGTTCGGCGGAGACGATGCGGCAAGCAACGAAAAGCCGAAGGGGGAGGCCGGCGGCGAAGCGCGCGACCCTTTCGCTGGGCGCGTGTGATGGAGCTTGGCCTCGGCGTTCTCGGCATGATGCCTGCCGCGTTCTGGTCGTTGACGCCGCGCGAGCTCCGGGCGGCGCTCGCTGGAAAGTTCGGCGGCAAAGGCGAAGCCACGGCCCTCACGCGCAGCGATCTCGATAATCTGATGCAACGCTTCCCGGATGAAAGCTCAGTAAGATGCCGATGAATAACGATCAACTCGAGACCTGGAATGTCAAGGTCACGGCCGACACGAGCGATCTCGAGAACAAGCTCCAATCCACGACGCGGACCGGAAGACAATTCGCGAATACGCTCGTCTCGGCTTTCGACGATATCGCGATCAAAGGCAAGAACGTCGGCGATGTCTTCAAGTCGCTGGCGCTCAACATCTCGCAGCTCGCGTTGAAGACGGCTCTGCAGCCGCTGACGTCGGGTCTCGCGTCGATGTTCCAAGGCGTCATCTCCGGCGCGATGCCATTCGCGAAGGGCGGGGTCATTCAGAGCGGCACACCCGTGCCGTTCGCGAGCGGTGGCGTGATCGCAAGTCCCATTACGTTTCCGCTCGCCGGTGGTGCAACGGGTCTCGCCGGAGAACGTGGGCCGGAAGCCATCATGCCCCTGACGCGCGGAGCCGACGGCCGCCTCGGCGTTGCGATGTCGGGCGGTGGCGGACAGCAGATCACGATCAATATCACGACGCCAGACGTGCAAAGCTTCGGCCGCTCGCAATCGCAGATCGCCGCCATGATCGCGCGCGCCGCCGCTGCCGGTCAGCGCAACCTCTGAATAGCCGCATCACGAAAGCAAAAGCAGATGTCTTTTCACGACGTCAGATTTCCGACGGCGATCTCGCGCAACGCGCAAGGTGGCCCCGAGCGGCGCACCGACGTCGTCGTACTGGGCTCGGGCTATGAGGAACGCAACAGCCGTTGGGCCGACAGCCGCCGAAGCTACAACGCGGGCTATGGCGTCAAATCGCTCGCGGATCTCGCAGAGATCATCGCGTTCTTCGAAGAACGCCGTGGCCGCCTTCACGCCTTTCGTTGGCGCGACCCGATGGATTGGAAATCCTGCGCGCCGAACGCCGCGCCTGCGGCACTCGACCAGGTGATCGGCACGGGTACCGGCGCGCAAGCGGCCTTCCAGCTGAAAAAGGTCTATGGCAGTGCCTTCGCACCGTGGACGCGTGAAATAAAGAAGCCGGTCGCGGCGACTGTCAAACTCGCCGTAGCGGGCGCGGAGCAAACCGCCGGCACGCATTTCGCAATCGATGCCGCGACGGGCATCGTGACATTCCTGGCGGGACACATTCCAGCAAGCGGCCAGTCCGTGACGGCAGGCTTCGAATTCGACGTGCCGGTGCGCTTCGATACCGACAAGCTCGAGATCAATCTCTCGGGCTTCACGTCGGGCGCCATTCCGAACATTCCAATCGTTGAGGTGCGGCTGTGAAAACGCTTTCGCCGGAATTTGCCGCACACCTCGCATCTGGCGCGACGACGCTCTGCTGGTGCTGGCGCATCGAGCGCCGCGACGGCGCGGTGCTGGGGTTCACCGATCACGACAACGCAGTCACATTCGACGGCACGACGTACGAGGCCGCAGCTGGCTTCACGGCGAGTGACATCACCGACGGCCTCGGCCTGGCGGTCGACAATCTCGAAGTCACCGGCGCGCTCTCGTCGGCAACTTTGACCGATGACGATCTGGCGGCGGGACGCTATGACGACGCGCGCATAGCGATCTATCGCGTCAATTGGACGGATACGAACCAGCGCGTATTGATGCGCTCGGGCAGCATCGGCGAGGTGAGGCGCACGGGCGCGAGCTTCACCGCTGAGCTGCGCGGCCTCGCCCATTACTTGCAGCAACCTGCGGGACGGCTTCTGCAGCGGACCTGTGACGCCGATCTCGGCGACGCGCGCTGCGGCATCGATCTTTCGTCCTCCGCTTTCCGGGGTGAAGGTACGATCGTTGCCGTGAGCTCGGCGCGGCGCTTCAAGGTCACGGGGCTAGACACGTTTGAAACTCGATTTTTCTCGCGCGGACTTTTCGCGTTCACATCCGGCGCGTCGGCTGGCCTGAAGATCGAGGTCAAATCGCACATCAAGCTCAGGACAGCCGTCGAGATCGAGCTTTGGCGAGATGCCGAAGGAGCACCCGCGGTCGGCGACGGGTTCACCGTTACGGCAGGCTGTGACAAGCGTTTCGAAACCTGCAAGGCACGCTTCAACAACACGATCAACTTCCGTGGCTTCCCGTCGATACCAGGCAATCAATTCCTGACGCAAATCGGACGCGCGAGCTGAAGATGCAGCAGGTGACGCGGGAAAGAATTGTCCAAGCCGCGCGCGGCTGGATCGGCACGCCCTATCATCATCAGGCGAGCCTGCGCCATGTCGGCACGGACTGCCTCGGCCTCGTGCGCGGCATCTGGAGAGAACTTTACGGCGACGACGCCGAAACGCCGCCCGCTTACAGCCGCGATTGGGCCGAGGCGAGCGGCAGCGAGGCGATGCTCGAAGCCGCGATGCGGCATCTCGAGCCGAAGCCGGTTTCGGCAATCGATGCGGGTGACGTGCTCATCTTCCGGCTGCGCGTGGGCTTCATCGCTAAGCATGTGGCGATCGTCACCACACCTTCGACGATGGTGCACGCGATCGAAAACGCGCAGGTTGCCGAGGTCGCGCTGTCGAATTGGTGGCGCCGCCGCATCGCCGGTGCATTTCAATTTCCTGACGTATCGGAAGGCTCCTGAAAATGGCGACGCTTGCTCTTGCGGCTGTCGGTGCCGCTGTCGGCAGCAGCATGCTGCCTGCCGGTGTCGGCCTCCTGGGCGTAACGCTCACCGGAGCGACGATCGGATCGCAGATCGGCGCATTCGCGGGCGCCTATGTCGATAACGCGCTTTTCGCTTCGTCCGGACAGACGCGCGCAGTGGACGGTCCACGACTGTCCGATCTGCGCATAACCTCGTCGACAGAAGGCGCGCCTTTGCCGAAGATTTATGGACGCGCGCGCGTCGGCGGACAGATCATCTGGGCGACCGATCTCGAAGAGGAAATTACGACGACGACGGAAGCTTCGGGCAGCGCCAAAGGCGGCTCGGGGAGCAAAACGCGCGTCACACAATACAGCTATTATGCGAACTTCGCGGTCGCGCTTGCCGAAGGCGTGGTGACACGCATCGGCCGCGTCTGGGCCGATGAGCAGGAGCTCGACCGCGCGCGCACGACGTTCCGCCTGCACACCGGCACCGAGACGCAAGACGTCGATAGTCTCATCGCGGCGCGGGAAGGCGCGGAGAATGCGCCTGCCTATCGCGGTGTCGCGTATGTCGTGTTCGAGCGATTTCCGCTGGCCGCTTACGGCAACCGCGTGCCGCAGCTGACGTTTGAAGTTTTTCGTGGCGTCGGTAACGCGGATCAGGACGTCCGCGGCGTCGTGATGATTCCGGGATCCGGAGAATTTGTCTACGCAACAGAGCCTGTGCATCAGACATTCGACGATGGCGTTTCGCAATCCGAAAATGTCCATCAAATGCTGGGGCCGACCGACTGGCAGGTTTCACTCGATCAGCTCGAAGCGTCATTGCCGAAAGCCAAGTCGGTGTCGCTCGTCGTCAGCTGGTTTGGAACCGATCTGCGCGCCGGTGAATGCAAGATCAAGCCGGGCGTCGAGACGTGCCACAAACGAACAGCGCCACTGAGTTGGTCGGTCGCCGGAGAAACGCGCAGCACGGCGCATCTGATCAGCACGCGCGACGGCAACGCCGCCTACGGTGGCACACCCTCCGACCATACCGTCGTCGCCGCCATCCAGGATATGAAGGCGCGCGGACTGAACGTGACGCTCACGCCATTCGTTCTGATGGACGTCGCGGCCGGCAACGACCTTGCCGATCCCTACGGCGGCGCAAGCCAGGCGGCTTACCCTTGGCGCGGACGGATCACCTGCCATCCGGCGCCCGGCCAATCGGGAACGCCGGACAAGACGCCAGCCGCGGCCGCTGAGATCGCGAGCTTCGTCGGCACTGCGGCGCGATACGATTTCACGATCTCGGGTGCCACCGTTCACTACACCGGCCCCGACGAATGGTCGTATCGGCGGATGATTCTGCATCAGGCCTTTCTTGCGAAAGTCGCCGGTGGCGTCGATGCATTCGTGATCGGCACCGAGCTGCGCGGGCTGGCGTGGGTGCGCGCGACCGCCAGCGATTATCCGTTCGTTGCCGCATTGGTCGCGCTGGCCGCCGACGTGAAGGCCATCCTCGGTCCGGATACGAAAGTGCTCTACGCGGCCGATTGGAGCGAATACTTCGGCCATCAGCCGGGTGACGGCTCAGGCGACGTCTATTTTCATCTCGACCCGCTGTGGTCGTCGCCGGATATCGACGCGATCGGCATCGACGTCTATTGGCCGCTCGCCGATTGGCGCGACGGCCGCGATCATCTCGACGCCTTGGCCGGCGCGACCTCGATCTATGATCCGGCGTATTTGCGGTCGAACGTCAGCGGCGGCGAAGGCTTCGACTGGTATTATGCCTCCGACGCCGATCGCGACGCGCAGATCCGCACGCCGATAACGGACGGAGCCGGCAAGCCCTGGATCTTCCGCTACAAGGACGTTCTCTCGTGGTGGAAGAACGCGCATTACAATCGCCCGGGCGGCGTTGAAAGCGCGACGGCAACAGCCTGGGTGCCGGAGTCGAAACCGTTTTGGTTCATGGAGATCGGCTGCCCCGCCGTCGACAAAGGCGCGAACCAGCCGAACGTCTTCGTCGATCCGAAGAGCTCGGAATCGGCACTTCCCTATTATTCTCGTGGGCTTCGCGACGACCTGATGCAGGCGCGGCATCGCCAGGCACTGTGTGACGCGTTCGATTGGACGAAGCCGGGATATACCGAAGGCCTCAATCCGGTCTCGGCGGTGACGGGCGCGCGCATGGTCGATCTCGATCGCATCCACGTCTACTGCTGGGACGCGAGGCCCTATCCGGCATTTCCCGATGCGGCGAGCTATTGGGGCGACAGCGAAAACTGGCAGCGCGGGCATTGGATCAATGGCCGCCTCGGCGGCGCCGGACTCGACGACGTCGTCTCGACAATTCTTCTGGATCAAGGCTTCACCGATTTTGACGCGTCCGGTTTGACCGGCACGGTGCCGGGCTACGTCATCGACCGAACGATGGCGGCGCGCGATGCGATACAGCCGTTGGAACTCGCATATTTCTTCGACAGCATCGAAAGCGACGGCCGGATCGTGTTCCGTCACCGCGGCCGCGCTGCGCCCGCGATGACGCTCGCGAAAGACGATCTCGTCGAGGAAAGCGCAGGCGATGCGCTCTACGAGTTGACGCGCGCGCAGGAAACCGATCTGCCGGCGAGTGCTAAAGTTCGCTACATTTCGGGCCTCGATGACTATCCGCAGGCCGTCGCTGAAGCGCGGCGCCTGACGGGAGCAAGCAGCCGTGTCGCCGAAGCCGATCTCCCGATTGTGCTCGACGATGGCCTCGCAGGTGCGATGGTCGAGAGCTGGCTCTACGAAACTTGGGCGACGCGCGAATCCGCGACGTTCAAGCTGCCGCCTTCGACGCTCGCGCTCGAACCGGGAGATATGGTTGCGGCAATCATCGCCGGTCGAACCCGGTTGCTCAGGGTGACCGGCGTTTCCGAACACGGCGTTCGCGACATTCAGGCCTTGAGCATCGATCCTGACGTCTATGATCAAATCGATGTCGCACCGCGCGCTGCCGCCGAGCCCGCGCCGGTTCAGGCCGGAGCGCCCGCTGTCACTTTGCTCGATCTTCCGCAATGGAATCCGGCAGCGGACGTGAGCTCCGGCTACGTCGCCGCGATGCAGAAGCCGTGGCCGGGCAGCGTTGCGATCTTCGCATCGCCGCAGGAGACGGCCTATCAGCTCAAAGCAATCGCGGCGGCACCGGCAACGCTCGGCGCGACACTCGACGATCTGGAGCCCGGGCCGGAAGGCCGGATCGACCGGCGCGCGTCGCTTCGGGTTCGTCTGACGAACGGCACGCTGTCGTCTACGGATCTCGTCGCGATGTTGGCAGGCGCAAATCTCGCGGCGCTTCGAAGCCCGGATGGCGATTGCGAGATCATCCAGTTCCAGATGGCGGAACTCGTCGATACGCAAACCTATCGGCTTAGCGGATTGCTCCGCGGGCAGTTCGGAACCGAAAGTGCGATGGCCGATCCGCTGCCTGCAGGTGCACAGTTCGTGCTCCTCGATGGTGCGGTGACATCCGTGCCGCTGAGAGAAAGCGAACAGAAGGTTTCGCTCAACTGGCGCTATGGCCCGGGCAATCGCGATATCGGCGACGCGTCGTATGCTACCAAGCCCTTCGCATTTCAGCCGCTTGGGCTTCGACCGTTATCAGCGGCTCGCATCAAAGGCGTGCGTGCTTCAGGCGATCTTCAAATCTCCTGGGTTCGGCGCACGCGCAGCGGCGGTGATAACTGGGAATTGCCCGAGGTGCCGCTCGGCGAAGAGAGCGAGAGCTACGAGATTGATATCCTCGACGGCGTGACGGTGAAGCGCACGCTCAGGGCGTCGTCGCCAAGCGTCATCTATTCGAGTGCGGATCAAATCACCGACTTCGGCGCCGCGCCGTCGAGCGTGTCGATCAAGATCTATCAGACGAATGTCCTTTTCGGCCGGGGCGCTCCGCGCGCGGCCATCGTTTAGCAAGGCAAAAAACACATGGATCAACCAGCGTGGCTCGAGGCTGCGTGGGCCGAATTCGGCGTGCGCGAAATTCCGGGCAAAGAGAATTCCGCGGAAATTCTGCGCTACTTCCGCGAATCCGGCGACACAAAGATCGAAAGCGAAGAGACGCCATGGTGCGCCGCTTTTGCAGGCGCGATGTTGAAGCGTGCGGGTTGCGAAGGCACCGGCTCTCTTCTCGCCAGGTCGTATCTCGATTGGGGATTGAGCCTGGAAGAGCCGCGCTTCGGCGCCATTGCCGTACTCGCACGCGGCGATGATCCGGCAGCCGGACATGTCGGCTTTCTGATCGGGACGACGGGCGAGAAGCTCTATCTTCTCGGCGGCAACCAGAACGATGCAGTGACCGTCGCAGCGTTCGACGCGGCTCGGCTTCTGGGTTTCCGATGGCCGAATGCGGAATCCCATGCCGAACAGACGGCGGCGAGCACCGGCATCTTCGCGAAATTGCTCGCCCATATCCTTGAAATGGAGGGCGGCTTTTCGAACGATCCGTATGATCCCGGCGGCCCGACCAATCGCGGCGTGACGCTCGAAGTCTATGCCAACTTCAAGGGCCAGACGATCGATGCGGGGTCGCGGCCGCGGCTGATCGCGGAACTGAAGTCGATCCCGGATGCCGTCGTCGAAGCGATCTATAGCCAGCGATACTATGATCCGGCGCACTGCTCGCTGTTCACGGCACCACTCGCGTTGATGCATTTCGATGCCGCCGTGAACCACGGCGTCGGCGCCGCGATCCGGATGCTGCAGCAGGCTGTCAACGTGACCATCGACGGCGAGATCGGCCCCGAGACGCTCGCCGCGATCGGCGCCCGGAGTCTGGTCGATCTTATCGACGACTACGCCGAAATCCGGCGCACCCGATACCGGGCTCTTCCCCATTTCTGGCGTTTCGGACGCGGCTGGCTGAAGCGCGTCGACGCGACATTGACACTCGGAAAATCGTGGGCGGCGGCCGAAGGCACGACCCGCGGTCTTCTGGAACCCGCGCAAATTGCAAAAGGAGAAACCAGCATGAGCACGACAGCTACGAACACGACGAACGATGGGACGAAATGGTGGGCGGAATCAAAGACACTATGGGGCACGCTGATCACCGCCGCGGCGACGGTGCTCCCCGTCCTGGCGCCGGCGATCGGGGTAAGCCTCCCGGCGGACGTTATCCAAACGTTTGGCGATCAGGCACTTACCGCCGTTCAGGCGCTGACCGGCTTGTTCGGAACGGCCCTCGCGATCTATGGCCGCTTCAAGGCATCTTCCGTCCTCAGCCTCCGCAAGAATTAA